GCCGGAAAAGCCGCCATCGCCACCTCCGGGAGCATCGGCCCCGTTGTGCTCTCTAAGGTGGCCATCGGCTCCAGCGGCTACACCGCGACCGGCTCGCAAACCGCGCTCGTCGCGCAGATCAAACAGATCACGCCCGAGGGCTCCAGCGTTCCGACGCCGGGAACGATTCACATCACCGCCTCGGACTCCTCCGCCGACAGTTACACCGTGCGCGAGGTGGGGCTTATCACATCGACGGGGACGCTCTTCGCCATCTACTCGCAGACCGACCCCATTCTCATCAAGGGCAGCGGCTCAGTTGCGCTCTTCGCCTTGGATTTTGTGATGACAGGCGTTCCCGCCGGAAGCGTCACCATCGGCAGCGCCTCTTTTCAATACCCGCCCGCGAGCGAGACCGTGCAGGGAGTCGCGGAGATTTCCACGCAGGCCGAGACCGACGCCGGGCTAGACGATGCGCGTTTTGTCACACCAAAAAAACTAGCGGCGTTGAGTCGATGGGTTTTGAAAACCGGCGACACGATGACAGGCCCGTTGACCACCAACGGAACCTTCACGGTCAATGGGGGAATCCACAACGTTTCCGGCACCATCAAAGGTCTTTCAAACGCGGGCGCGTGGTACGCCGTAGGCGGTTTTTCCTCCGCAGGCACAAGCAATTCCGGCGCATGGATTGGGCTCCACGGGGGAATAGAAGCGACAAACCCGGGCATTTTGGTTTTCGGGTGCAACAGCGCAACAACCGGAGTGATAACAGCAGCCGGAAACGTAGGATTCGGCACAACCGCGCCACTAGCGAAGCTTCACGTTGTGGGCGAAAGTTTTATTGTTCAGAACACAGGAGCGCCAGTCGATCGACGCATAACGCGCCTTTCAAATTGGAGCAACGGAGCAGTGATGCTTGAGCGCGTCAACGACGCCTTTACAGCGGGAACGCAGTTGCTTGGGTTCGACGGCAACAACAACGCAGCAATCCCGGGAGCGTTGAGTCTGGGAGGCCCGCTGACGTTGCCAGCAGATCCGACCGCCGCGCTTCACGCCGCGACCAAGCAATACATCGACAACGCCTTTCGCGGGATCGTGCTTCAAATTCCGCGCCTGACAGAGCCCGCAGGCTGGCTGAAATGCAACGGGCAGGCCGTTTCACGCACCACATACGCGGAGCTTTTCGCCATACTGGGGACGACGTACGGCGCGGGAAACGGCTCGACGACATTCAACGTCCCTGACTATCGCGGCGAATTTCCGCGAGGCTTGGACGAAGGCAGAGGGGCGGACCCCGGGCGCGTTTTGGGCTCAACACAAGCCGACATGCTCGAAGCGCACAGTCACAAGACGGGGCATTTTTCCGTTCAGGTGAGCAGCGGCGGCTCTACCATCGCGACAGTGGCACACGGAAATTCCGGGTCCGAATACAACACCAGCACCGTGGGCGGCACCGAGACGCGCCCGCGCAACATCGCGGCGCCTTTTTTCATCAAATTCTAATGGCCGCGCAGACCTACAACCTAGAAATCAACCAGGGCGCGACGTTCTCGTTTGCCCTGAATTTCTTCGACGCCGGAGGAAGCCCGCTCTCGCTGACGGGCGTAACGCTCGCCTCGCAAATCCGGCCCACGGCGGCAAGTCAAGAAATCCTCCAAGAGTTCACCGTCACGAAAGACCCACTGACGACCGGGCGCGCCACGTTCTCACTCACCGCAGCGCAAACGCGCAACCTCCGTTTCGCGTCCGCCGTCTACGACGTGCTCATGACACTTACAACCGGCGAGCTTGTCCGCGTAGTGCAAGGGGCCGTCACGCTCGACTCGCAGGTAACACGCTGACCCATGCCTGAAATCTCCGTCACCGTCGAAACGTCGCCCGCGCCGTCGCTCTCGTTTTGGTCCTCATCGCTCCCGCCGCAGACAGGCAACGCAGGGAAGCTCCTCGGGACCAACGGCGCATCGGCATCGTGGACGAACGAGCCGACGTTCAAAAGCGCGAAGGTTCAAGACGCGACCGTTCCGCTTTTTGAGCTTCGATGCACAACGGCTCCGACCGACAAAAAGTTTGTGCGATGGAGCGCCGACGCAACCGGCGCAGTCAATATTGAGCGAGTGAACGACGCCTACACGGTGGCGACGCGCTTGATTTATTGGGATGCCTCGAACAACACCTCTCTGGCAGGAGGGGATTTAAACGTTAACGGATCGATCCGAAACATCGCCGGAAGCATTTTGGGCGCGGCAGACGCGGGGGCGTGGACCCTCGGCGCAGGCAGTTCGACGCCAGGCACTGCTGGGAGCGGCGCGTTTGTGCAGCTTTACGGGGGCGGGCATCCGACATGGGCGGGCAGGACGTTCTTCGGGTCCAGCGCGCAGACGTTTGGGGCAGTCGATCCCAATGGGAATTGGGGGTTCGGAACGCTTTTACCCGGTGCCCGCGTGCATGTTGTGGGAGGCGATTTTCTGCTAGAAAATAATCGAAAATTTGCAATGGCGGACGCATCGGGATCCGCCCCTTACATCACATGCCAGAGCGATAATAACCTCGCGCTTTATAGCACCACGAACTTTGGCGCAGCTCGCGGGATTTGCGACGTTCTCGCGCGGAGCGACAGCTCGGCATTGCGGGTGCTTGTGCCGCTGAAGATCGGGGCGAACGGCGCAAACATCCACAGCGTTTTAAAAGCGACCGTGACGCACGCAATCGGCACCATCACGGCGGGCGGGTTTCTTGAGCTGACCTCAACCGTCACCGGGGCAATCGCTGGCGCAATGGTTCACGTTGGCAGCGGGGCTCCGAATAACCTGATTTTGAGAGGCTACGTGTCCACGGGCGACACGGTTAGCGTCATGTATCACAACCCGACCGCCGCCCCCATTAACGCCGGCACCCGCTCAATCGACCTTTTCGTTTTCAACGCATGACAACCATTGACTCACCGGGCAGCGTCCTAGTTGACGGCAAACACTATGGCGCAGTGGCCGACACCATCGCCAACAACCCGCAGCTTGCCTCCGACATTCAGCGGGCGCTTGTGGCCTACGACGACGCGCAGAAAGCAGCGCACGCCGACGCGCTGAAAGCGACCGCCGAAAAACTCACCGCGGAGCACGCCGAGACGCTCGCAAAAGTGACCGCGGAGCTTGACGCCGCGAAGGCCGAGGCGAAAGCCGCGCTGGAGCAAGTGGAGGCGAACGAAGCATTTCAAAAGCAGATCCTCGAACGCGCCGCCGTGCTCGTTCCGCAGGCCGCCGAAAGCGGGGACTGGTCCGACGTGGCGCAGCTCCTCGCGTTTGCGGGCAGCCCATTCGAGGAAAAGAAGCGCCTCGCAGAACTCGCGGAGATCGAGCGCCTTGAAGCCGAAGCCGCAGAGCGCCGCGCAAAGCTCGCGGGCAAACGCGCACAAGACCAAACCGAAGCCGCCGAATAAATTCACACCATGCCCGAACAATTTCTCCACGGCGTCGAGGTCCTTGAAATCCTCGACGGCCCGCGCCCCATCCGAACCGTTGCAAGCTCCGTCATCGGCCTTATCGGCACCGCGCCCGCAGCGGAGGCCGAGGTAAAAGCAACGCTGACCATCGGCACGGCAGCGGCCAACAACGGTATTCTCTTCACCTCGAAAAAGACCGGCGAGCTTGGGAACAAAACAGCCGTGCGCCTGCGCAACCCGATGGCAAACTCGGCAACGCTTTCAGTGAGCGTGTCCGGCGACCTCATCACGGTGAACCTTGCGACCGGCCCGACCGGCACCGTAACCACCACGGGCACCTTGCTTATTGCGGCCATCGCCGCGAACACCGCAGCAAACGCGCTTGTGACAGCCGCCAACGTGGCGACCTCCACCGGGGCAGGCGTTGTGCCCGTGACCAACACGACCTTCCTTGACGGTGGACTTGACGAGGCTTTCCCGCTCAACACGCCCGTGCTTGTGAGCGGCTCTCGCACCCTGGCAGCTCGCGCAGGCGCAACCGGCACGCTTCTCAACGCGCTCGACGGCATCCTCGACCAAGCCGGGGCCGCCGTTGTCGTTGTGCGCGTGACCGAGGGCGCAAACCTCGCCGCGACCGTGACGAACATTGTCGGCAGCTCCTCGCTGAAAACCGGCGCGTGGGCGTTCACATCGGCGGAAACCTCGCTGGGCGTTCGCCCTCGCGTGCTCATCGCCCCGGGCTTCTCGGATCAGCAAGCCGCGACAAGTGAGTTGCTCGCAGTGGCAACCCGCCTTCGCGCCGTTGTCATCGCGGACGGCCCCAACACCACCGACGCCGCCGCGATCACCTACGCGCAGGGGTTCGGATCCGAACGGCTCATGATCGTGGACCCGCAAGTCCAGGTTCTCCGCGCTGGCGTGCTCGTCAACGAGCCCGCCTCTTCGCGTGTGGCCGGGCTCATCGCCAAGAGCGACAACGACCGGGGTTTTTGGTGGAGCCCCTCTAATCAGGAGATCCTCGGAATCTCCGGCGCATCCCGCCCCGTGGATTTCATTCTGGGCGACGTGAATTGCTCCGCGAACCTCCTCAACGCGGCCAACGTTTCAACCATCATCCGCCAAAACGGTTTCCGCCTCTGGGGCAACCGCAGCACGAGCGCCGACCCCGCGTTTGCGTTCCTGAGCGTGCGCCGCACGGCGGACCTCATTTATGACTCGATTCAGGCCGCGCATTTCTGGGCGATCGACCGCAACATCACAAAGACCTATCTCGAAGACGTTTCCGAGAGCGTCAACGGCTACCTCCGCAGCCTGAAAAACCAAGGCGCGATCCTTGGCGGCAAATGCTGGCCCGACCCGGACCTCAACACCCCGGCCAACATCGCGCAGGGCAAAGTGTACTTTAACTTCGACTTCACGCCGCCTTATCCCGCCGAGCACATCATTTTCCGGGCAATCCTGACCAACGACTACATCGAAGAGCTGACCGCATAACATGAGCACCGCATCCCGCATCCTCAAAAACTTTAACTTGTTCGTGGACGGTCGCGGCTACGCTGGCCAGATCGACGAACTCAAATTGCCAACCCTCGGCCTCCAGGTGGAGGACTTCCGCGCCGGGGGCATGGACACGCCAATTGCCGTCGAGATGGGGCAGGAGAAAATGGAGGCCAGCTTTGTGCTTTCAAGCTACGACTCCGACGCCCTCGCACTTTGGGGACTTGGCGAAGGCGCAACGGTCCCGCTCATCGCACGCGGCGCGCTCGAATCGCTGGACGGCAGCGTTGAGCCGGTCAAGGTGACAATGGGCGGCATCGTCCGCAGCGTGGAGCCGGGGCAATGGAAAGCGGGCGAAAAAAGCACGCTCACCTTCACTCTCGATTTGCGCGCTTACAAATACGAGCAGGCCGGGCGAACCCTCCACGAAATCGACGCCGTGAATATGGTTCGCATTGTCAACGGGTCCGACCGCCTCGCCTCGCAGCGTTCCGCCATCGGCATCTAACCAATGAAACAGACATTTTCCGGCGAACGCATTCAACTCAGCAGGCCCGCGCAGATTGACGGGGTGAGCGTGGACGCCTTGGCAATGCGCGAGCCGACCGTGGAGGACATGCTGGTCGTGAAAAAGAGCGCGGGCAAAAGCCCCGAGGACCAGGAGCTCTCCCTTTTTGCGAACCTCTGCGAAGTGGACCCATCCGTCATCCGCTCGCTGACCCTCCGCGATTACAAGCGCGTGCAGAAAGCATTCGCCAAGCTCACCGAGGACGAGGAGGGCGGCAGCCCTTTGGAATAGAGCGCGAGGAACTGCTTAGAGCGGTCCTCGTGCTTGCAGCGCACACAGGCTGGCAGCCCGACAACATCGGGCGACTCAGCTTTTCCGATTTTGTCGCATTCATCCGCATGATTCCGAAAAATGGCTGAGGAGAAGAAATTCAAAGCGGTTATCGAAGTTGGGGGCGGCATCGGCTCCTCGCTCAAGACCGCGTTTGCGACTCTTCGCGGGAACACGAAGCAACTAGGGGACAGCCTCAAGAGTCTTGAGGGGCAATCGAAAAGGCTTTCGAGCCAGATTGGCAAAGGCCTAGGAGGCGTCCAGGCGGCGCGCAGCCTTGAGAAGCTCAACGGACAAATCCGCCGCACAGAGCGAAACATCCGCGCCCTAAACCGCATCAAGTCCGCCAACGTGGGCGGGGCACTTGGAGGCGTCGCTTCGCGCCTGACCTTTGCGGCTGGTGCAGGCTTGGCGGGCGCTGGGGCGGCTGGGCTTGCGGCGAAATCATTTCTCGACACAGCAGCGCAGACGGAAAAATTCCAGCTTGTTCTTGAAACCCTCGAAGGCAGCGCGCAAAAGGCCAAAGAATCGCTAGCGTGGATTTCCGATTTTGCGAAAAAAACGCCCTACGACGTTGCGGGCGTCACGGAGGCGTTTGTGCAGTTGCGCGCTTACGGAATGGACCCTGTAAAAACGGGCCTCCTCAAGACGCTGGGAGACACGGCCTCCGCGATGGGCAAGCCGATGATGCAGGCCGTGGAGGCCATCGCAGACGCAACCACGGGCGAGAACGAGCGCCTGAAAGAGTTCGGAATCAAAGCAGCGAAAGACGGCTCGCGCATCATTTACAGTTACACCACGAAAGCCGGGAAACAGGCGCAGCGCACCGTGGAAGGCGGAAACCGCGCAATGATCCAAAAGGCGCTCCAAGCCATTTGGAGCGACAAATACGGCGGCGCAATGGACAAGCTTTCGGGGAGTTGGTCCGGCTTGATTTCTAACCTTGGCGATTCATGGACGCGCTTCAAGCAAGCGGTCATGGACTCCGGGCCGTTCCAAGAGCTAAAGGCCGACCTTGAGGCAACGCTCAAAGAGGTTGACGCGATGGCAGCAGACGGACGCCTTCAACAAGTGGCAAACCAGATAGGGCAGGGCTTTCTTGAGGCTTACAGGGGCGTCAAAAGTTTTGCGAAAGAGCTGAAAAAGGCGTGGCCTGAAATCAAAGCGACTTTCGACAGCATCGGGGGCCTGAAAACCGTTCTTATCGGTCTTGCAGCCGTGCAGCTCGCCCCGCTCATCACAGCCGTTGTTTCGCTGGGAATCGCATTAAAGGGCGTTGCCATACTCGCGCTGACAAACCCCGTGGGCCTCATGATCACGGGCGTTGCGTTGCTTGGGGTTGCGATTTACAAGCTCGTTGAAAACTGGGCCGCTGTGGAGGTCGTGTTCCGCGCCGGAATGATTTTGCTGGGGATGAAATGGGCCGAACTGACGGAGAGCGTCAAAGGCTTCGGGGCCGCCATCGAAGCCTACGCGCTGGGCGCATTCACCGGCCTGAAATCGAAGGCAATGGAGGTTCTGAATTGGATCGACAACAAGCTCGGGGCCGTTGGTGAAGCGTTCGGGAAAGTCAAAGGATGGTTCGGCGGTGGCGACAGCGCAAAACCCGCAGACGCTCCGACCGTGGACGGTGCCCGCGCAATGGGCGGGCCGGTCTCCGCTGGAAAGCGTTACCTTGTGGGCGAGCGCGGACCCGAGATTTTCGCCCCGCGTTCGTCCGGGCAGATCATCCCCAACGGGGGCGGGAAATCCGACAACAGAACCTTCAACGTTACAATCCACGCCGCGCCCGGGATGAACGAGCGCACCCTGGCGGACTTGGTAATTGCCCGCCTCAACGGCAGACAGGCCGCTTTGGCCGGTGGAGCCCTCTACGACTAGCCCTATGATGATGGCACTCGGAGCGTTTCGCTTTTCGCTGGAGACGGCGGCTTACCAAAGCCTCGCCCGACAGCACGCTTGGGCGTGGGCCGAACAGGAACGCGTGGGGGATGCCCCGCTGATGCAATACACCGGCAAAGCCGCCGAACAGCTCAACCTCGACGGCGTGATTCTCCCGCATTTCAAAGGCGGGCTCGGGCAGGTCGCCCTCATGCGCCTTCAAGCCGACCTCGGCTTTCCGCTCCCGCTCATCAGCGGCATGGGCAACTTTTTCGGGCTCTACGTCATCACCGATATTGCCGAGCGGCAGGAGGTTTTCCGGGGCGACGGTTCCGCAAACCGCGTGGAGTTTTCTTTGATCCTCAAACGATACTGGGAGCCGACAATCAAACTCGGGCCGTTTCAAGTCTCCGGCTCCGGCCTACTGGGGGCGCTGAGCCGATGAGCGTTTACACCACCAAAGCGGGCGACATGCTCGACGACATCGCATTCCGTTTCTACGGCTCAACCTTGGCCGGGCAGGTCGAAACCGTCCTTGAGGCAAACAGGGCGCTCGACCTGGGCCAATACATCACGCTTCCCGCAGGGCTTTCACTTGAGCTTCCCGAGATCGAGCCAGCCCCCCGCGAAAACGTCCGGCTTTTTGACTGACAGTGACCCCGGC